TTGCAATTGATATACCTACTCCAGCTTGCACTTCAGTAATATCACCAGCATTACCGACATTTACCCAAGAGCTTCCATTGTAAACTTCAACTGAATTAGTATCCTGTAAATAAGACATCATGCCTTCAGCTAATACGCTGGTAAGCGCGCTAGTGCGAGCAGCAGCATTAGCAAACACCATAACTGTTTGCTCATTCAAATACGTATTGACCTGAGCTGCTGTTAAGACATTACCTGTCTGAAACAGCTTATATCCTGCGCCTGCCATATTTCTCCTTAGTAGCTCAGACTATCTGAGCCTAGTATACCTGATACATCTGAATCTAGGACAAACCCTGCCAATAAAGGTTCTGTGGTGTATAGCGTAGTCATCCAGGATGACTTTGTTATATCGTGATGGATGGCATTTACCAGGCTTGATTGCACTACGCTGGATGAGCCAGGGGTAGTCTTAGTAACTGTCACCCCATCTAGTAATTCTATATCTATGCCTGCTAAAGGCTTATTGGGGTTAGCATCATCATAGAGATTCAGCTGGATGCTATCTATGCGTATCTCAGGGTCTTTGCGTGTGGCTAGGATGCCCTGAGCCTGATTTAAAGCCTCTGCATCTGTCTGTACTAATATGCCTGAGCGTGTGCCTGAATGAAGAAAGAACTTATCAATTGAATCTTGGTCAAAGGCATTCTGAGCTGTACCGCCTAAGCGTGTGATAGTCACATCATTAATTAGCGTAGTATCATCTAACGCTACTACTGCATTGGTGTAGGAGATGTCCACGCCTTGATCACTAAACTCATAGACCGGGAAGGCTGGGTTAGAGATTAGGTTGTTACGGCTGACAAAATTTACGCTGCCATTGACATCTACAAAGATGCCGCCAAACTCGCTTTGTTCTACTGTAAATAGGGCTTCTAAGGCATCTCTGGCGGTCGCTGGGTCTGCCTGTAGGGTAGAATCACCAGTATCCACATTTCGTAGGCTTATAGGCCATTCTATGTCATCTAGGATGGCATTCACGCGAGCCCCTGAGAGCTGCACCCCTGAGCCTGCTACTGTGTCTATGGCTGAGCCTGCCAGCAGTTTGAAGCCATCTACGCATTTAAGGGTAACTGTGCTTAGTTCATCATTGCCTTGCTTAAAGCCAGTATCGTAATTGGTAATGAAACCTGAGAACAAGAAGTAGTCATTGCTTGCATAGGTAGCAAATATGATTATCTGCCTTAGGGGTACTAAATTAGGGTAGTAGGCGCTATTCGGGTTGGTGGGATTCCAATCGCCATTTTGATCATAAAGGAGTACATTAGCGGTTCCAGCCTCAAACTTAGATGTAATTCGGTTGCGACCCCGGCGTATATTTACTTTAGTTACTAGGTTAGTAATCTCAACTGGTAGCGTTCCAGAGCCAAGGGTATTAGTACCCAAGATACCTTCAGTAAGGCTATCTAAGATAAGTGGGTTGATTTCAAATGCGGTATCGCTATCAAAATCAACAAACACTCTTACTGTAGGTGCTGGCATTAGATAGCTGTGCTGCTAAACAGCAAGCCCTTCCCAGTTCTTTGATAATCATATTGAATGTCTGTTATGACCTCAGCCAGATCTTGAGCAAAGATTCCTGTGCCTTCTAAAGTTACATTAACATTAACTTCAGGAATTATGCCTTGGTTAGTTGCTGCCTCTATAGATTGATTTAAATACTCATTGGCAAGTTCTAGTCCAACTAAGGCAGCTGCTAAATCTGCTGCTGCTAAGCTCTCTGTTAGTAGGCTTGTTGCATCTACATAGGCATTGGCTGCCTCTACGGCTTCTTGAGCTGCTGCCTTTTCCTCTGGGGTTACTGCCGATGCCACGGCTGCCGCTGCTTGCGCTACTGCTGCCGCTGCATCTTGAGATGATATTTCAGAAAATGCGCGTGAAGCGCTAGCGGCTTCACTAAAGGCCGTAGATTTATCAATTTTTGCAGTTAAGACATTGGCATTAGCATTAGCGCGACTTACAGCAATACTTGACATTAAGTCATTTAGCAGCATTTGTTGCTTGGCTAGTGTGTTAAACAGATCAGTAATGTTCTTTTTAGCGGCCTCAAAGTATCCATCCCATTCAGAGAATGGATTGCCAGCTTTAAGATTAGTTAACGATTCAGCTAGTTTAACTGTTTGTTGTTGTATCTTTTCTAATTTATCCGCAAGTTTGGTAGCCGTATCAGCATCCTCAGCCAAGATGGCTTTCATAAGAAGCAGGCGTGTACGTTCTTCCTCGGTTATCTTACCTTGCAATGCAGCTTCTATTTGTATTTTTTCAATGTCAAATACAGACTTAGCTTTGTTCAAAGCTAGTTGGTTTTTTGTTTCTTTCTCAGATAACTTTGCTACCTTCTCTCGCTCTTTTACAATTTTCTTTTGCAATTCTAATTGCTTAGCGTAATTTTGTAGATTGCCACGATTTACGCCAAACTCTCCCATTTCAGGATTAGCAAGTTGGGCGCGTAATTCATCTAACTTAAATTGCTCTCCTGCATCAATGCGAAAGCCTGTAGCTAGTAAAGCCTTAGTGTATTCAATAGTTAATCCAGCACGTCTAAAAGCATTTCCAATTGCTGTACCAAAATCAACTAATCTTTGCAAACCTTTATCGTAATCACCATCACCAAGTGATTCTAAGAATGCAATGATTCCAGCGCCAACTTCTTCTGCCAAATCACCAAAGGCAATTTTCATCTTGTCAATTTTGCCAGCGTAGGTATCAGCATTATTTTTAGCAGCCCCAGCAAATTGATTATTAAGCGCGGTAACGCTTGCTTCAAATCCCATAGCCTCAAGCTCAGCACTTGTGTAGGCTGTTTGTAATTTACCTAAAGAAGCAAAGTTGCCATTATATGCACGGCTTAATGCTGTAGTTACCGAAGTTAAATCTTTGCCTGTGCTTGTTGAAATATCCATGGCAAGATTAAGTAATCGCATAGATTGTTCAGCATCAATGGTTGTACTTAAAAGACCGGCAATAGCAGGCGATAATTCATCTTTACTGATTGCGGTGGCTTTTTCACTTTGTTCTAAATAATCTTCAATGGCTTTAGTATCGTATGCTAAACCCAAATTGCGTAGGCTTGCTTCTAATTTATTAGCAGCACGATCTTCTTCAGCGAATGCAACAACTGAACGCTTTAAGGCTTGAATGCCAGCAATAGCAATAAAGGTGCGCTTGGCTGTTCTAGCTAAATTATCAAACTTTCTATTCAGGCTGGTAGTGCGTTTTTCAGCAGCCTTAAAACCCTTGTCCTTGAACTCGGAAGCAATATCAATGCGAATGTTTGACATTAGGCTGCCCTTCTAACTGTTGATCTTGATTTTAACAACGCAGCAGTTTTAGCAATTGCCTTCATAGTCGCATCTAACGCTTTGCCGTTGTTCTCAGCATAAGCCGCATACAATATACGCCCACGAAAACGGCTTTTGTTATCATAGCGTTTTAATGGGCCAACGCCATTCATAGCCCCAACAAAAATACGACCAGCATCAGGGTTGTTTGAATTGCCAATGTTCTTATAGCTTTCGCCATATTTACGATTAGCAAGTTGCCTTCTACCTAATGGGCTTTGACTTCCAGCAGTTTCAACAATTGCGCCAACTGCTGATTTGTTTAACAAAGAATATAGGCTTGCAAAACCTTTGCTGTTGGCTTTTTTACGTGCAATAGAATAAGTTAACCCACTTCTAATTTCCCCAGAATTGTAAAGGGGAAATGCTCGCCTACCTGTAACGCGGCTTACTGGCTCACGGCCTTTATCATTCCAGTTATACAAGTTGCCAGGTGCTTGACCCGGAACTTTAGCCTCAGCATCTTTCACAACTTCTTTTAATGCAAAACGGATTTCGGCATTCATCTGCTTCAATAGGTCAGGCGCAAACTTCTTTAATGCCTTCTTTAGCTCAGGTACGCCTTCTACGACTATTGGCATTTTTCCTATCTTCCGCTTGTTTCTTTAGCACCTCATGAATTGCGTTTAACATCCCACGATCCATGTTAATAAACTCACTAGGCGCAATCCCTGTATGTACAGCTAGCTGAGCTACTCTGTACGTATAGGAATCACGCGTTAGCCATTTGGGGAATCATCACCAAGTACTTCAACAGCCTTTAAAGTACCTAGGAACTTATCCCCAAATGGATAAACCTCGGGTGCATCTGCTCTGCGCAGACATTCCCACGCAAGCCAATAGATGTCGCTTTGCTTTTGATCTTCTCTGAAAGCTTTGTAAAAGCCTTTCTTAGCATATTGCTCAAAAGCATATTCAACAGCAGGTGTTATCTCATGGATACTTTCCTTGCCATCTGCCCTTACAACTTTAAGACTTGCCATGTTTGCCCCTTTACTCAATTAAAACGTGCCGGTATCGGCTTTTGTAACTACAGAGTTTAGCGTAAAAGTAATATCCTGTGTTGCCATATCGCCAACCGCGCCGTTAATAGGTGTTAGGTTGTTAACAAGGATATCAAAGGTGTAAAGCGGATTAGTTGCAGATACGGCTGGAACTTTCGCTTGAACCATCTTTACAGCCACAGTTGTGCCGAATGCGGCATTAAGTGTCTGTAGTACGTTTGATGTTGCTGTGTCATTTAGGAATGAAACAGTTAGTGAGCCTGATTCAAGACCCTTAACAAACTTATGTGCGGTATCTCCCATAGCTGTGACTTCAAGTTCATCAGCAGCATAGTTAAGAGTAACCGAAGTTACGTGGTCACTTAGATCAACAGCGTTAATCTTCAGGCCAACAGTATTATTTAAAAATACAGCCATGTTAGCTTATTCCTCATCTTTCTTAGTTGTTGGTTTTGGTGCTTTTTCGCTTGGCTCAACCTGGCCGATTTTGGCAAGAAAAGCCTCGCGT